CTTCAGGCAATTCATTGACAGTTTTTGTTAACAATCTGTGTAATAGTCTGTTAATGCGTATTTATTTTTACCATTTATACCCTAATAGTAGTTTTTCAAAGCATGTTAGGATGATGTGTTATGGTGATGATTTAATTGCTGGAGTTAGTGCATTTGCTGGATTATTTACTATGAAGGGATATGCAGAATTTTTAAAAAATTTTGGATTTATAGTCACACCAGCACAAAAAGATGAACAATTGAAAAATTATTCCAAATTGCGAGAAATCGATTTCCTGAAGAGGAAATTCGTTTGGAGCAAAGATTACAAGTCCATAATTGCTCCATTAGAGGAGATGTCAATATATAAGAGACTATGCAATTATATGTCAAGTGATACTTCTGTTGAAGTTATCATTGGCGCAAATATTGATGGAGCCCTTGATGAATGGGCCTTTTATGGCAAAGAGGTTTATATTGACCGACAAGGAAAGTTAAAGAAGATTGTAGATGAATTTGAACTACATAGATTCGTTTCTCGGTTGGATTTAACGTATACACAACGCATTGCCTTATGGCAACAACAAAACGCTGACCCAGCAGTAATGGGTAAAGGTCAAAGTATGGATACCGATCAATCAAATTGTGACACTGATTGGTTAGGCTTCTTTGGCTGGGGTAATATTATTTCCAAAATTGGGATAGGTGGCCCGCCAACTTCACACAACTCTAGATCGATTAGTTCTGACGATCAATTGAGTATAAATAAACGGACTAACAACACAAATAACATATTTAGTGTGGTGGATACTAAGAATTCACCATTTTTTGGGGGGCTAATCCCCCAACATATAGAGGTTGTTCCTCATTCATCCACTTTTTCAAGGGTTAAGGAGCAGATCATTGAGATGGTTGATGGTAGCCCCAATCAGATTGTTGATGTTCCATTTCAGTTTGATGAGACCCGTTTTGCCAGTGATTCAACAGATAATGATCTTGGGAATTTTCTATCTAGACCCGTCAAGATCGATTCTTTTGATTGGTCACCAGCCGCAACAATTTTCACTTCAATTTCCCCATGGACCTTATTTTTAGCCAATAAGAGAGTTTCCAATAGATTAAATAACTACAAGTTGTTTAGAGGAAACTTGAAACTTAAGTTTTTAATCAATGGTAATTCTTTTTTCTATGGGAAAATGATGATATCATGGTGGCCATTAAGTTTACTTGATGTCATAACGTCCAATACTTCATCAGTAGCCTCCATTGTCCAGTTTTCCCAGATGCCTAGGGTAATATTAGATCCCACAACTTCCCAGGGTGGTGAATTATCTGTGCCTTTCTTTTGGCATAATGATTATCTGGATATGAATTCTTCTGACATTAATAACATGGGCCAACTTGTCTATAAAACGTTAACTCCATTAAAACATACATCTGGTGAGAATTCCGTCAATACGCGAGTTAGTATTTCTGTCTATGCATGGCTTGAAGACGTTCAATTGGAGGGACCAACAGCTACCAATTCCACTGTCTTAGTTCCACAATCCACGAATGGGGTCTCTTCACCAACAATTCCCCCTTATCTTATGGGCAGTTCAATCAGTGAAAAGCACCCTCTTGAGCCTAATGGACAGTATGTTCAACCTAGAGGCATTTCAAATGTACTGTTAACTGATAATCACGATACAGTTAATAAACTTACATTAACTAAAGAGCAACAGGTTTCTGTTGATCCACGCGTGCTTGGATTGGGTCCAGATGATGAAATGCTTATCAATAAAATTGCATCTAGGGAATCGTATTTACAATCTTTTAATTGGCCAACCTCTGCAAGTAGGGAGGATTTGTTATGGAATGTTAGAGTTACTCCTGCTCTTTGGGCAGCAAATTTCGAAACTCCTTACTATAGACTTCAATTTACAGCAGCATGTGGTGCAGTCATGCCGTTTAGATATTGGAATGGTACTTTTAAGTTGCGATTGCAGATTGTCGCTTCAGCATTCCATAAGGGTAGATTAGCCGTAGTTTACGATCCTCATCGTACTGCAGCAGTTAGGGAAGATAATGTGGCTTATACCCAAATTATTGATATCTCAGAATGCAGAGATGTTGTTTTCAAAGTTGGACCTAATCAAGATAGGTCTTTAATATCTTTTGAATTGCCTAGTTCTGTCACATCTGGTGTTTATGGAGCTTCAGCTTTGTCAAATTCCATTTATGGAAATGGCACAATAGCTATTTATGTTTTAAATGAATTAGCAGTTCCCAATCCATTGTCAGGAGTTAACAACGACATTTCCATTAACATTTTTACTTCAATGGATGATGACTTTGAGGTCTATGTCCCTACATCCAATTTTGGTCAATATACTATTGTACCAAATTCCACTGGGTTAGATAGCACTACTGATGCTGAAGGCTCTGTGCAAATCTCTGAGCCATATGAAACTACCACATTACAACTGGATCAACATAATGATAAATCTCTCAATAGGCAGAAAGTTTTTGTTGGAGAAAGGATTACCTCATTTAGAGAGTTGCTCAAGAGATATTACCATTGGACAACAATCCTTCATAATGGCACAGCTGCAGTCCACCAAGCTACTGTGTTCACTCACAAATCATTTCCAGGTTTTCGAGGTAATGTTCCGGGAGCAGTACATACTACAGCTGCTGCTGGAACATATAATTATTTTGCAGTCACAATGCTAAATTATATTGCAATTGCCTTTCAGGGTTGGAGGGGTTCTATACGATATAAAGTATTACCGAGAACTGTTTCTCCGAATGGTGCACAGCATGGCACCACGAAGATATCAACTCTTCCAGGGTCTTCATATAGCGTTACACATGTAGCTTATGATGTCACTACGGCATCCAAAACTGCAGCAAGTTTTATTAGTGAACTTGGATACATAACTAGATTGAAAGGTTCAGCTATTGTACAACAACATTTAAATCCATGTGTTGAATATGAAGTTCCTTGGTGGGAATCCATGAGATTTTGTCCCGGTAAAGTTTCCAATTGGACATCATCAATTGCTTCAAGAAATGTGCCTGACAATGGTGTTTTATTAGCCATAGATTCGACGTCTTCCACAGTTCCTTTTGATGTTTATGTTGGTGCTGGGGAAGATTTTTCCCTTCACTTTTTTACAGGATGGCCTTCACTTTTTGTGAATGCAACTTATCCTGCAGCTTAGGATCTTGAGTTTTCCTTTTCCAAAAATCGTCTTTAGCACGTGAAATGCTTATTTAAAAACCAC